GTGAGAGATGATGAATCCTCTGATCTTGATCTTGAAGACTCGGGCATCTCTTCCTATCCTTTGATTGATAGCTGCTCCTTGTATGGGAGCGAATAAACAGAGAGGATTAGCTACTGGTGTAGCTTCCTGTGTTGTACTAGGATCGAACTCTGTAGCAGTCCAATCTAGACTGGAAGGTACTGCTGTAGAGCCTAACTCTGTATCGTAGTATTTCATCTCGCCTCTACCATAGACTCCTCTTGTTCTTGCTACGGTTCCATAACCGGCTCTGCCTACAATGATTGGAGGACCTCGGTAGACAGGTTTCACAAGGGCTTGTCTTTTGAATCGGGGCATTCCTGCGTAGACGCTTCCAGAGTTTTCTCTTTTCCTTTTCATGATTCTCGTTCCTAAGTTGTATCTGACCCAGTATGGCTCTTTACGATTTAATTGATCTATCCAAGCAGGACGTGTGGTGCCTGCTACGTGCCAATATTTTGGAAACATCCGGAATACTAGACAACGATCATCAGAACAACGACGGAAGTCGATGTTAGTTGTGTATCTAGAGGTTGGGGTATAGTATTACCCCCAACCTCCTAGTCCTAGTCCCTAGTCCCTGTCTAAGGGGTTACACTAGGGTAAACTAGGACTCTTGTCTCTATGGACAATGGAAAGGGTCGAAAGGTCGCAAGAGCTTTCGTTGTTAGAACTTTCGAAGGAAAGTTCCTTATCCGATTCCGACCAATGAACTTGCGTTCTTTGTGTCCGACTGTCGGACCGGAGTTAACTCCGACCGTGCTTAAAAGCTCGGAGCCTATACTCCTAAGCACAAAAACCCAGGGTAACCACGCCTCTTCAAAGACTTCTTTATGGAACCTTCGAGAAACACAAGATCACGTGCTGGACAACGTATAACGCGTATTGTCTTTACTTTAAACAACTACACCGACGAGGAACTGACATGGTTGAAGCAGTTCCCGTGTGCCTGGATGATAATGGGCAAGGAGACTGGAGAGAATGGGACACCACACTTGCAAGGTAACCACGCGAGAGTTATTTTTGACACTCATCCACTCAGGTGCATGCATTCTTGGCAAGCAAATGAGCTTTTCAACGCTGAAGACATTGACTGGCTTCAGACGCGCCCACTTGGAAAGGATGAATGGGAAGCCCGAAGACTCGCGTGCTTATTGCAGCAAGCAAGACTTACATCCATTCGAGAAAGGAACCCTACCTTCACCAGGTAAGCGCAACGATCTTCAAGTTGTAGCCACGAGGATCCTTGAAGGCGCTACCATACGCGATGTAGCGTTGGATGCTGACGTAGGAGCTGTGGCGGTAGTTAAGTTCCACAAAGGCCTTACTGTACTCAGATCCCTCTCCAGACCAGACAGGACCGACTTCCCAAAGATCTTCTGGATCTTCGGACCGACCGGAACTGGCAAGACAAAATGCAGTTTTCTTGCTGGAAGTTCCCTGGCTCCCGGCGGGGCAGACGATGTATGGATCTCTTCCGGTGGTCTACGTTGGTTTGACGGCTACGACGGACAACATGTCGCCATCTTCGACGACTTCAGAGCCAAGCATGTCACGTCATTCGCCTTCTTCCTTCGCCTCCTCGATCGCTACCCGGTATCAGTCGAATTCAAGGGAGGCTTTGTTAAATTCAACCCTGCCGTACTATTCATCACCTGCCCCTACGACCCAGACGAATGCTTCGCCACGCGCAAGCAACACGTCCCTGAGGACGTGGAGCAACTCAAACGCAGAATCCGAGAGTCTGGAGGATTCGTTTGTCAGCTCAAGGCCGGCGTCACCCAGACGACGCATGATAGACTCTTGGCAAAGATCAGAACTGCAGTGTACGGAGACGTTGACACCACCTCCTTCCCCTCTTCGAGCTCCGCCTCCCAGTCCGACGGAGGAGGAACTGTTGAACCCTTTCTCTGCACTGGATCTCAGTAATCCATTCGAGACTTCGTTCTATAATCACGAAGATGATTGCACCTGTTTTGTATGTTCTTTAAACAGGGAATATTAAATAAAAGAATTTATTCTTTAAAGCAGACTCTACACACGTACGAGATCTCTGGTGCGAGATTCGTACTGGTACAAGTCGCTAAGATATGAAAGCTATTGTCGATGATATCAGCTACGGTTCCTCCATTCTGAGAGTTAAACCTAACTACCACGGGCTGGCGAAACTTGATGCTCATCTTCCATTGTCTTATCTGACCCATAACCTCTACGTTGGTACCGTCGTAACTGGCGTTAGGATCCTGGAGGATGACTGTCCTCTCCTTCAGAACTCTGAAGCGTCCAAAGTTATTCAAAGCTTGGAACGTATTCGCGGCGATCAAGGCGCTGTTAGTGGTAGGATCTTGGAACACTTGCTCTCCTTGAGCTTGTGTAGCGTTGGTCTGCATATCTTGTACTAACGCTATTCTGACGAACGCAGGTTCGTCCATCGCGGTCTGATTCGTCTGGACGTGAGAGATGATGAATCCTCTGATCTTGATCTTGAAGACTCGGGCATCTCTTCCTATCCTTTGATTGATAGCTGCTCCTTGTATGGGAGCGAATAAACAGAGAGGATTAGCTACTGGTGTA